GATCGTTGCGGGGGGCGTGGCCGAGGTGGTCTTTCGCGCGGGCTATGGGGCGGTCTGGGTCGATCTGCCCCCGGATCTGGCGCAGGCGGTGTTGCTGCTGGCGGCGCATTACTACGAATACCGCCATGAGACCGGGCTGGGCGAGGGCTGCATGCCGTTTGGCGTCGCGAGTCTGATCGAGCGCTATCGCACGGTGCGGCTGCTGGGCGGGGGCGCGCGGTGATGCGGGCGCCCCGGTTCAACCGTCCGCTGGTTCTGGAAGAGATGCAGCGCGCGCCCGATGGGGCAGGCGGGTTCGTGCAGGTCTGGCAGGCGCTTGGCACGCTCTGGGTTGAGGTGAGTGCGCGCAGCGGCGGGGGGAGCGAGGGCGAGGCAGTCAGTCTCGCGCGAGCGACCTACCGGATCACGACGCGCGCCGCGCCGCAGGACAGCCCGTCGCGCCCGAAGGCCGGGCAGCGGCTGCGCGATGGCGCAAGGGTGTTTTCCATCCTCGCGGTGACGGAGCGCGACCCGGAGGGGCGTTACCTCATCGTCTGGGCGGAAGAGGAGGTGGTGGCATGAGCTATGGCGTGGCGGCGGCCTTGCAGGCGGCGATCTTTCAGCGGTTGAGCGGAGATGCCGTGCTGAGCGGGCTGGTGGGCGATGCGATCTATGACGCGTTGCCGCCGGGGCCTTTGCCGCCGGTCTATGTGACGCTCGGGCCGGAGGAGGTGCGCGAGCGTGGTGACAAGACGGCGGCCGGGGCCTGGCACAGCTTGACCGTCTCGGTGGTGAGCGAGGCGGCCGGGTTTCTGAGCGCCAAGGAGGTGGCGGCAGCGGTCAGCGATGCGCTGGTCGATGCCGATCTGACGCTTGCGCGCGGGCAGTTGCGCGGGCTGGTCTTTCTGCGCGCGCGGGCGCGGCGCGAGCCGGGCGGGACGCGGCGGCGGATCGATCTCGTCTTTCGCGCCCGCGTCGATGATACCCCCTAACCCTTTCACAACGGAGTCAGTGCAATGGCAGTGCAGAATGGCAAGGATCTGCTGATCAAGATCGATCTCAACGGCAGCGGCAATTTTCAGACCGTGGCGGGCCTGCGCGCGACGCGGATCAGCTTCAACGCCGAGAGCGTCGATGTGACGAGTCTCGAATCGGCGGGTGGCTGGCGCGAATTGCTGGCCGGGGCGGGGGTGAAATCCGCCAATATCAGCGGCTCGGGCATCTTTCGCGACGCGGCGAGCGACGAGCGGGCGCGGCAGATCTTCTTTGACGGCGAAACCCCGGATTTTCAGGTCATCATTCCTGATTTCGGCATCATCGAGGGGCCGTTTCAGGTGACGTCGATCGACTATGGCGGCACCCATGACGGCGAGGCGACCTATGAGCTGGCGCTCGCCTCGGCGGGGCTTCTGACCTTTACGGTGATTTGAGGCGATGGCGAATCCCTGGGCGGGCGAGGTGGCGCTGGTGATCGGGGGCGAGGCCCGCGTGATGCGGCTCACGCTCGGAGCGCTGGCAGAACTGGAAGCGGGGCTTGGTGCGGACTCGCTGGTCGATCTGGTGTCCCGCTTCGAATCGGGGGCGTTTTCCAGCCGCGATGTTCTGGCGCTGGTCGTGGCGGGGCTGCGCGGAGGCGGCTGGCAGGGCAGCGCCGCCGATCTCCTGAGCGCCGAGATCGAGGGCGGGCCGCTGGCGGCGGCGCGGGCGGCGGCGGAATTGCTGGCGCGGGCCTTTGCCCTGCCGGGGGATGGCGGATGAGCGGACGGTTCGACTGGCCCGCGCTGATGCGGGCGGGGATGCGGGGGCTTGCGTTGAAGCCGGCAGAATTCTGGGCGCTGACGCCGCTGGAATTGCGGCTGATGCTGGGAGAGCGGCGCGGCGTAGAGCCTTTGGCGCGCGCCGGGCTGGAGGCGCTGCGCCGGGCCTATCCTGATGAGCAAGGAGAAATGAGCGATGGATGAGGTGGACCGGGCAGAGGATCTGGCGGCGCAGATCGCGGCGCTGGATGAGGCAATGGGGCAGGCGGCGGGCATGGCTGCGGCCTTTGGTGCGGAACTGGGCCGGGTGCGGGGTGGATTTGCCGCGGCGGGGCAGGATGTGCAGACGCTGGAGCGGGGTCTGGACCGGGGCTTGCGCAACGCGTTGCGCGATGCCGTGGTGGAGGGCGACAGCCTGTCTGACAGCCTGCGGCGGCTGGCCACGACTCTCGTCAACACCGCCTTCAACGATGCCGTGCGCCCGGTCACGGATCAGGTGGGCGGGGTTCTGGCGCAGGGCCTTGGCGCGCTGGTGGGCGGGCTTCTGCCCTTTGCCAAGGGGGCGAGTTTCGCGCAGGGCCGGGTGCAGCCCTTTGCCAGCGGCGGGGTGGTCGATGGGCCGGTCCGCTTTGCCATGCGGGGCGGCACCGGGCTGATGGGCGAGGCGGGGCCAGAGGCGATCCTGCCGCTCAGCCGGGGCGCGGACGGCCGGCTTGGGGTGCGTGCGCAGGGCGGCGGCGGAGCGGTGAGCGTGGTTGTGAATGTCTCGACCCCCGATGTCGAGGGCTTTCGCCGCTCGCAGGGGCAGATCGCAGCCCAGCTTGGTCGCGTGATCGGGCGCGGCGGGCGCAATCGCTGAACGGGAGAGGGCTATGGGATTTCACGAGGTGCGGTTTCCGGCGAGCCTGAGTTTTGGCGCGCTTGGGGGGCCGGAGCGGCTGACCGATATCGTCACGCTGGCCAATGGCTTTGAGGAGCGCAACACGCCCTGGGCGCAATCGCGCCGGCGCTATGATGCGGGGATGGCGCTGCGCGCGCTCGACGATGTGGAGGTGCTCATTGCCTTCTTCGAGGCGCGGCAGGGGCAGCTTTACGGGTTTCGCTGGAAGGACTGGAGCGATTACAAGTCGGGCGGCGCCAAGGCGGCGCCGGATTACCGCGATCAGGTCATCGCGGCGGGCGATGACGCGCGCGTCGCGTTTCAACTGATCAAGACCTATCGTTCGGGCGCGCAACTGGCGGTCCGGCCGATCGTCAAGCCGGTGCGCGGCACGGTGCGGATCGGGCTTGGCACGGTCGAGATGCAGGAGAGGGTGCATTACGAGGTCGATGCGACCACCGGGATCGTCACCTTTGCCGAGCCGCCCAACCGGGATGTGCCGATCACCGCTGGCTATGAGTTCGACGTCCCGGTGCGCTTTGATACCGATCGGATCCAGATCAGCCTGGCCAGTTTTCAGGCCGGGGAAGTGCCCAATGTGCCGGTGGTGGAGATCCGGATATGAGCGGGTTCGATCCGGGCCTTGCGGCGCATCTGGAGACGGGTGTGACCACGACCTGCCGCTGCTGGGCGCTGCGCCGCCGCGACGGGGTGGAGATGGGGTTTACCGATCACGACCGGGTGCTGACCTTCGAGGGGCTCTTGTTTCGCCCCGACACCGGGCTGAGCGCGCTGGCGTTGCAGCAGACGACGGGGTTGTCGGTGGACAATACCGAGGCGATGGGGGCGCTCAGCGACGCCGCGATCCGCGAGGCGGACATCGTGGCGGGGCGCTATGACGGGGCGGGGCTGCGCGCGTGGCTGGTCAATTGGCAGGATGTGAACCTGCGCACGCTGCTCTTTGCCGGCACGATAGGCGAATTGAAACGTGCGGGGGGGGCCTTTGAGGCGGAGTTGCGCGGGCTGACGGATGCGCTCAACGTGCCGCTGGGGCGAGTGTATCAGAAGAGTTGCAGCGCCATCCTGGGGGACCGTGACTGCACCTTCGATCTGGAGACGCCGGGATATGTTGTGGCGCGCGTGGCCGAGGTGGTCACGGAGAACCGCGTCTTTGAATTTGCCGAGATCGGCGGCTTCGCGCCCGACTGGTTCCGCCATGGGGTGCTCAAGGTGCAGAGTGGTGCGGCGGAGGGCTTGCAGGGGATGATAAAGCGCGACCGGACGCAGGGTGCGGGGCGGGTGATCGAGCTTTGGCATCCGCTGCGGTCGGAGGTGGCGCCGGGGGATGCGCTGCGCATCGAGGCGGGGTGTGACAAGCGCCTGGAGACCTGTCGTTTAAAGTTCGACAATTTGGTGAATTTCCAGGGTTTTCCCGATATCCCCGGCGATGACTGGACGATCACCGACCCGGCAAGAG